CAAGATTATTTTAAAGAAATGACGGATAATGATATCCGTAAAAGACTTTATGATGAAAGAAAGAATGAGATAGAACAGGATATGGCACCATTTGGATTTATTGCAGATGGATTTGAAGATATAGATAGTTTTGTGGATAATGAAGGTGATAGATGGAATGTAGATGAGTATGGTGATCGTTCTTATATGTGGGATTATCGATGATTGTAGTTAGCTGGGAAAATCTTAGAATATTTACTATAATGGTATTATTTGCTACGTGGATTTATTTACTTATCGATTATTTGGGAAATGGAACTGACTGAAGATGAATTAAATCAGTATAATTATCTTAAAAGACAACATTATTTGGCAACACACATGGAACTTACTGAAGAAAATGTAATTAGAGTTTTAGAAGAACTGTTACCATATATTGAAGCAGATGGAGGTTCCCTTCAGTTTGTAGAAATAGAAGAGGAAACAGGATATGTTAAGGTACGATTGGGTGGTGCGTGTGAGACATGTGCTATGAGTACTATGACATTGAAACAAGGTATAGAAAAGAAACTAATGATGGAGATACCAGACGTGGTAGGAGTTGTTCAAGTATTATAATGGAATTCGACGATCAATTGAAACTTGGGCATTTATTGCTCAATGATAGAAAGTGTCGAGTTTGTGGAGAAGAAAAGAATTTAGTTGAAGGTTTTTATAGAACACGTAAAAATAGTGCTACAGCATCATCATATTCATATGAATGTAAGGTATGTACGATTAAACGAATAGTAGAGAATAGAAAGAAAAGAGCACCCTTTATAGATTGGCAATATCCTGATTGGTAATGTTCATGCATTGTTTCCCCAGTCAAATAACCCAAAACAATAAATAATTTCAGAATAATCTGAGAGTTCGGAGAGGAAAAGATGCCCATCAATTTAGCATCTCCTGGAATTGTAGTAAGGGAAGTTGACTTAACTATTGGTAGAGTAGATACTGCTACTGATAAGACAGCTGCTATAGTAATAACTGCAGAAAAAGGACCAGTCAATTTACCACAGATCTGTGAGAGTGAACAGGATCTAATAGATATTTTTGGAAAACCAAGAGCAACTGATAAGCATTATGAAAGTTGGATGGTTGCTGCATCATACTTAGCATATGGTGGTGTTCTTAGTGTTACTAGAGCAGCAGATGATGAGCTTAAAAACGCAACAGATAATGGAACTCCAGAGATTATTATTAATAGTGTAGATGATTATATCAATAAAGGATATGATGAAAATGATATTGGTAGCACAGTAATTGCTGCTAGAAATCCAGGTTCTTGGGCAAATGACTTAAAGGTTGCAATAATTGATGGTAGGGTAGATCAAACACTTACTATAGGAAGCACAACCAATGTTGCAGTTGGTTATGGTATTACACAGTCAGTTCCTTCTAGTACTTTGGATGTAAGTGTTGGTATTGATACTCTAGGTGGATATTTTAAAGGCATCATAACTGATGTAGAACCTGGTAATAGGATTGGTGTTAAGTTTCTTTCACATATCACTGCTGATGGTACTACTGAAACCGTAAAAGATTATCAAGAAAATGGTACCTATAAGTTTACAAATGTTGGAGTTAATACTATCACCGTTTACGACAATGATGGTGTTGGTATTGCTACTACATCTATATCTTCTGCAGTAGATTGGTTTGGTACTCAAGCAATTACATTAACTAACGGAGATCCTATTCAATGGGATCAGATTGCAGATCGTCCTGGAACATCTGCTTTTGCTGCTGCAAGAAGTTCAAGATTTGATGAACTTCATGTTGTAGTAATTGATGATACTGGTGATATAACAGGTAATGCTGGAACTATTGTTCAAAAAGTTTTAAATGTTTCTAAGGCAAAAGATGCTGAATTCTCTGCTGGTTCTTCTTCTTACTGGAAGAAAGTTATAGAAGATAGTTCAGACTACATCTTTGCTGGTGGTGAACCTAGTGGAACTGTGGAAACTGGATTCTTAAGTGGATTTACAAAAGCAACTGATACTTCTTGGAATCAAGATGCACAAGGAGCAATATTTAATGGTGTAGGTATTGCAACTTACTCATTGAGTGGTGGTAAGAACTATGATGGTGGAACTGATATTACTGCAGCAGGTTCTTTAACTGCACAATTATCAAATATAACTAATGGTTATGCATTATATGAGAACAAAGATGAATATGAAGTTGATTTCCTACTTATGGGATCAGCAGCATATACTAAAACATCTTCTCAATTCCTTGCTAATAAAATAATTGGTACTGCTGAATTAAGAAAAGATGCAGTTGCATTTGTTTCACCTAGCAGAGATTGTTTCTTAAGTGATGAAGGAACAACAAGTGCTAAATTATTATCTTCTGCAGATATTACAGATAATGTAATAGATTTCTATTCTCCTATAGCATCAACAACATACGGTGTATTTGATAGTGGATACAAGTATATGTTTGATAGATTTGCAAATACATTCAGATATATTCCATTAAATGGTGACATTGCTGGAATGTGTGCTAGAAATGATATCAATAACTTCCCTTGGTTCTCACCAGCAGGAACTGCAAGGGGTTCCGTATTAAATGCGGTTAAACTTGCATACAATCCTTCTCAAATACAAAGAGATAAATTGTATACAAATAGAATTAATCCAGTTATCTTCTCACCAGGAGCAGGAATCATCTTATTTGGTGATAAGACTGGATATGGTAAGAAATCTGCATTTGATAGAATCAATGTTCGTAGGTTGTTTATCTATCTTGAAGATGCAATTTCTGCTGCTGCTAAGGATCAACTCTTTGAATTCAACGATGAAATTACAAGGACTAACTTTGTAAATATTGTTGAACCATTCTTAAGAGATGTTCAAGCAAAGAGAGGTATCTTTGACTTCAGAGTTGTTTGTGATGAGACAAATAACACTGCTGCTGTTATAGATAACAATGAATTTGTAGCAGACATCTTTGTCAAACCATCGAGGTCAATTAACTTCATTGGACTTACATTTGTTGCTACCAGAACTGGTATCAGCTTTGAGGAAGTAATCGGTACTGTCTAACTAGAGGAATAAACAATTATGGCAACCCAATTCAATAGACCACCATTAAGAACAATCACTGGGTTTAAAAGCAAACTAGCTGGCGGTGGTGCTAGACCGAATCTATTTGAAGTAGAAATTGCTTTTCCCGATGAGACAGCTATAGACAATGATGTTAAAGACAAATCAAGGTTTTTAATAAAAGCAGCTGCTCTACCAGCATCAAACATCACACCAATTGATGTTAATTTTAGAGGTAGGATTCTTAAGATAGCAGGTGATAGAACATTCGATACATGGACTATTACTGTACTTCAAGATGTCGATTTCTCAATTCGTTCAGCGTTTGAGAAGTGGATGAATCTTATTAATAAAATGTCTGATGCTACTGGAGAACAAAATCCAGCAGTTTATCAACCAGATGCATATGTTCACCAATTAGATCGTGATGGTTCTACACTTAGAACTTACAAATTCCACGATGTATTTCCAACCAATATTAGTCAAATAGATCTCTCATATGAGACTGTTGATGCTATTGAAGAATTTACTGTAGAAATGCAGGTTCAGTGGTGGGAAGCACTTAAAGGTGTTGGTGCTAATGCAGGTGGAGAAGACATCAACTAAAATAAGCTAAATAGTGCTATAATAGAAAAGTAGGCAAAAATTATACAATGGCAAAACTTTTTGGATTCTCTATTGACGACAGCCAGGATAAGGCTCCTTCTGTAGTATCCCCCGTTCCTCCGTCAAACGAGGACGGGGTTGATTATTATATTCAATCAGGATTTTATGGACAATATGTAGATATTGAAGGTGTTTATAGAACTGAATATGATTTAATAAAAAGATATCGAGAAATGGCACTTCATCCAGAGGCAGATGGTGCTATTGAAGATGTTGTTAATGAAGCAATTGTTAGTGATTTATATGATTCACCAGTAGAAATAGAATTATCTAATGTAAATGCTAGTGATAAAGTAAAAGATAATATTAGAAGAGAATTTAGGAGTATCAAAGAAATGATGGACTTTGATAAAAAGTCCCATGAAATTTTTAGAAATTGGTATGTAGATGGAAGATTATATTATTTGAAAGTTATTGATACTAAAAAACCTCAAGACGGAATTCAAGAGATCAGATATATTGATCCAATGAAGATGAAGTTTGTTCGTCAAGAGAAAAGAAAAAATAAGAATTTAGGTGGAGTAGATCTTCAAAATACCTTTAAAGGTAATGAAAGAGATTTATATCCAGAGATTGAAGAGTATTATGTTTATACTCCTAAACCAAATTATCCATCAGGACCTATGGCTGGTGGTGCAGCAGGTGGTACTAAATCTACAATTAAAATTGCAAAAGATTCAATTACTTATGTAACCTCTGGTTTATTTGATAGAAATAAGGGAACTTGTTTATCATATCTCCATAAAGCAATCAAGGCACTTAATCAATTAAGAATGATTGAGGATAGTCTTGTAATTTATAGATTATCAAGAGCACCAGAAAGAAGAATATTCTACATTGATGTTGGTAATCTTCCAAAGGTAAAAGCAGAACAATATCTTCGTGATGTTATGATGCGTTATCGTAACAAGTTAGTATATGATGCTAACACTGGTGAAGTTAGAGATGACAGAAAGTTCATGTCTATGATGGAAGATTTCTGGTT